AGTTGATGTAAATATGATATTTAGGGAAAATATGCCTAACTATACGAGTATCCGGCACATCATCATATTTGTGCTTCTTGTAGACTTCTACAATGTATCTTGCTCGTTTTAAGTAGTTTTCCCTATTTCTTGGCATGCTACAAAAATACCACGCAAAAAGATACAAGTCAAGGCGATTTTTAGCGAGTATCAGAATAAAAAAACCGCCTACAAATGCAGGCGGCCAAAAAATAAAATATAATATAAAAAAAAAACAGTTATGTTTTAGAAAACTCTTTGAAAAAACTCTTTATTTCACGCTCAAAAACATCAGTATAAATGTTTTTGTCACTTTGTTTTTCACCCTCTTTCGTGGCAGTGAATGTCCATCGTGAGACAGCAGGTTCACTGACAAGAAGTCCTTCTTGAGCAGGAAGGTTTAGGTAGTAACCCTTGACCTCATAGCCTTGGCTCTGCAGAAACTTTATAATCTGCGCTTGGGACATCTCTGCTTTGGTATACATCGTGATGATGCCTTGTTCCTCTTTTATTCGTATCATTTAATCTGTATTATTGATTTGTACAAATTGTTTTGTATAACCTGTTTGCAACATCTTGAGAGGTATGTCCATCATATTGAAATAGTGGCACATCATATTCAGGCACTTTAAATATGTCCCAATTTTCTGCTGAATAGTGATTTGAAATTAACCCAAAAGGAGTCATTGCACATACTATAAAATATTTTTTCTTCTTTCCAAAGCACCACTCTCCGCTGTTGTGTCTCCAGCTTTTATGTACCTCATATTTGTCTTGTTTCGCCCACTCATTGAAAAGTGCGGCATTGTATAACATTCTGAACTCATATAATTCATTAAATGTATGATACCCATCCGAAGTGTTACCGTCTATTTTCATATTTTTTTACTATATTAAAAGTTATTTTAAATCTTATCTGCCAGCCAGTATTTTTGATTGAGAAAAGTACTCGGGTAAGGCATCGCTGTTTTATCGGCTTTCTTCCCTTCTTTGAATTTAGGAATAAAGAGCAGAACCTCTATTTTTTCAGCATCCGTGAGGGCGTTCCATGCTTTCTGTGTCGCAGGTATCTTTCCCACCTTGTAGCCGTAGGCGTTCCAGAAGACCTCAAACCTTAAGTCTTTTGGCATTTCCAAGAAGTCAAAGTCTGGAATAGGACTCTCCATCCGTTTTAAAAAATCAGTCTCACTTCGGAGCTTATTCGCTTGTCTGAGGGCAACAGTTATGTCTTCCCATGTCCAGCGGGTATTGGATAACTCCACCTTTCGGAGCATCCCGAAAGTATTGTCATATCCAAGTGTTATTTTCTGCTCGCTGTCTTTGTGAATGATGATGTATTCTTTCATAATAGTTGATGAATTTTATTCTTTAACATATCCAGTTTGTTTTGTTCATAAAACCCTATTTCGCTGGTATTAGCTATGATAAGGCAGTTAAAAAGAGCGTCCATTTGGTAAAATTTTAAAGTAAGCGAAAGCTCTCTGCCATTGGGGTTATTAGTGTAAGTAAAGCATCTGTTGGTAAGAGTTTTAAAAAGCTCCTCCAAGATGGATTTTTGCACTTTTTCCTCCCTTGTCCGAGCAATACACTGACTGGCATTTCTTACTATGCGATGCACTAAAAACAGGGTTTCTGGCGCAATTTTAATTTTCGTTTTCATTTTCTTGGGTTTCGAATAAGAAAAAGTTTCGGGGAACTGTGTAAATAATCATCTCGCTATCAAAATGCTCCCATGAAGTATCTTTGCAGATACATTGTATTCCATCTTTAATTTTAATATAAATGCCTTCGCCTTTCACTTCTAAAACCTTTTCTAAATCTTGGTTTAAAATCTTTATTATATCCATGTTTTTAATTTAAAATTATCGTTTCTTCTACGAGGCTGTCTGCGAGCCTTTTGGCAAAATTCAAATCTTTTTGAGCGTTCAGAAAGGCGTTATAAAGACTTGTCAGCCTTTCGGCAGGGATTTTGTTAAAATCATCTTCTTTCGCTGCACGACAGGCGATGCCTTTCACATATTCCACGCTCGGTTTTTTATTCATCTTTTCAAATACCCCGAAGATAGCAGCGATTAGTCTTTTTCTCTTCTTGTCCAGTTCTCGGGATGTTACCGAAGCTCTTTTGTTCAGCTCGTAATAAAGTTCATCTATTTCAACCGCTGTAAGCTCTTTTGCTGAGCAGGTGCGCCCACTTGTGAAATCATAGATGATTTCTCCTCGTTGTTCTTGTAGTCCCTGTTTGGAGAGGGAGGTCATCAGTGCTTTGAGTGTTGCCATTTTATAAATTTCTTTGAAAATTGTATTTTGCTCCGCTCGGGGGCTTGAACCCCGATGCCTGCCTGTGCGGAAAGGTTGGGATTTAATCCATTTCTGAAGTGTCCAACATTATTTCTAAATTAGAGATAAGTTCCCTCAAAACTTCTTCATATTCCTTTTTATTAAGTTCCTTAGTCTTATAAATTATAAATTCCTCTATTGTAATAATGGTTTCTTCTATTTTTTCCATTTTTAAATTATTTTCAAAGGTTATGTTACTCAGTATACATAGCTTTTACTGCAAACATGCATGCCTCCTCTAATTTTGTCTGCGCAAGGGAAATAAGCCTTTGCTTTTCTCCACTTGCTGGAGTAGTATTTTTATCGCCTCTCTGTTGTTCCAGCCCGTCTATGATTTCCGCGATACGCTTCCTTGTGGTCTCTACTATCATAGGCTCCATTTCTCTATTTCTTAGACCACACCTTTTATGTCCTATTGTCATTTTAAATTAGTTTTAAAGGTCATTTAAATTACTCTTGTGGAAGCAGGAAACTCAAATCAATATCCTTTGAAAGCTCTGCACTGGTCATGGATAAAGGTAGGTTTCTTTCTATCCCTACGCCATCTACTTCCCATGCTTCTATAAACCATTTGGATAGTTTCGGTTTGTAGGCATTCTGGATGATTTCCACTCCTTTCTGAAAGTCCGTATCTGGATAATCTCTATCGGCAATTTGTCTCAGTTCCAAAACTTTTTTACTATCCAAATCCCCTTTGCCATTTCTTTGTAAAAGGCGGTAAATAGATGCTACTAATTTTTTAGAGTTTTCATCCTTAACTAATGTTCCTAAGAACTTGTGCACCATTTCCAAACCATATCCTGCCTCATCGGTGTAGCCGTCTGTAATTCGGTAGCCCAGTTTGATACTTTGTTTTCCGTGGGTGATGGTGTGGCTTTGCTGGTTTTTAGCCTTAATGCCCATTGTCTCTATTTTCAACTTCAAATAATTTTCAAAAGTTCGGAAAGTGACCTCCTTTATTTTTGTAATATCATCCGAAACGCTTTTAAGAAGTTCAAACATTGTTGGCACCGTTCCTGCTGCCAAGTCTTCCAATGCTTTTAAATCTTGGGCTTTTTTCTCTTTCTTGGCTTTTTCCTCCTCTTTTAGTTGGTTCTGTAAAGCCTTTTTCTGCTCATCCGTGAGCTGTGTGATGTCTATTGCTGTCATAATCTTTTATTTTTTTGGTTCTAATTTCTTTTTTAAAATTCTTGTATGGGTCTGATGTCTTGCAGTTCTGGAGTAAGATTGCCAGCACTACGATTGCGAGCATTCTATAAATCATCATAATAAAGGGTTATCAGTATAATGGAAACGAATGAAGTATAAGTAAGGGTAACTATTCCCCACATTATATCTTGTCGCCAGCAAATAGCACTTAACAAAAGCCCTATTAAAGCGATTAAAAGAGTGTTTTCCTTTCTGAATATATCAAACAGTTTTAAGATATAAACAGCGTGGGCTAATAATAGTATCATTAATGTTATCATCTCTTTCATTTTTCTTGTTCTTCTAATAGTTCTTTTTGTTTTTCTAATAATCCTTCAAGCTGGTGCTGTAGTTCTTTCCATTCGGCAAGGCTTTCCGCCTCTTCCATTTGTTTCTCTATTTCTTTTATCATCACTTCCAACTCCTCAAGGTTGGGCTCAAATAGTTCTGTCATATCTTTTCAATTTTAAATGCATTAAGGTTTTGAATAAAGTAAGGTTTGCCATCTTTCGATACACCTTCTTTTCCATAGATGCTGAAAGACACTTTTACTCGGTGACCTGGTTTGAAATCTGCCAGCTTTTGAATGTTATCATTTGTGAATTGTACTTTGGCTGCATTCTCATACTTTTTGCCTGTTCCTTGTTCGTAGGTAGATGTATCTAGCATTACTTCTACTTTGGAGAATGTTTCGCTTATCTGCTCTTTCTCTCCGATGTTTTTAATTGCTCCGTAAATTACCATTGTATATTTGTTTTTAATTAGTTATAAGGTTTCCATTTCATCCGCAGTGTTCTCATGAACACATCGTTTATTTTCTTCTCCAGCTTCTCGGGCTGGGTAAACTCTTCGTCCTGCAAAATCTTCGCCCGCTCATACTGGATATACATCCTTTCAAAGGCGGTAAATACCCGCTCATACTGGCTGTCAAACTGCAAGACCTTTAATAATATATCGTCTCTATTCATATTGTTTAATTTTGATGTCCTTGTAATTCTTCGTATCTTTCCTCCCAGATAACATAAGGGTTTTTTCTTCCGTATTTTCTGCCTTTGTTATATGCTCCATAAGCATCTGTTCTTACTTTCATGTTAGCATCATGCATTATATCAAACTCTAATTGGTCTTCGGGGTTGTTTCCTCTTGCATGAGCCGTTATGATGAATATTTTTTTAGGGAATAATTTTCTTACTAATGTCAAATAATCTTGAAATGCATTTCGTCCTTTGAAGAAATAGGTTGCGGAGTCTATTACCACTACTTTTGCAGACTGCTTCTTTCTAAGACGCTGTACAAGCTCATCATAATTGTCTTTTACAGCATGAAAATTTCCTCTTACAGAGTCTATACCGCATCTTTCCATTCTTAAAAAGAAATCATCATCGTCTGGTTCTTCTTCTAATGAGTTATAAATGACTTTATAAGTTCTTGCAAATTCTGCAACAAGTTGCATTACAAAACTACTTTTTCCGCTTCCAGATGCTCCCCAAATCAGCCAAACACCTTTGTCTTGTGGTGTAGAAAACACTTCTTTAAATTCTCCTGTAAAAGGAATGTAGTGTCGCTTAGTATTCTTTATATTATCATAAGTAAGCGCTTGTTTTAATTTAATTTCTTCCATACTATAGGTTTGGTAGTTGTAATACTTTTCTTGCAAATCTTTCTGTCATTGGCTCTCCTGTTCGTATACTTTCTCTTTTTATAGGAAGCAGAGCATCGTGCAGTTCTCCGTAATTGTCACAATTATTTTGTAAAAACTTGACTAAACTTTTATCTTCAATATCATTTAAAAAGCCTTTAAATGATGTATCAATAGGACTTAAAACCCTTATCCCGAATTTTATTCTTCGGTAGAACTGCGGCATGCCTGCTTTGTTTTTCTTTTTCAGTGATTCTAGTTTGTCTGTCAGCTGGTCTGTCCCTATAAGGTTAATAGATACATATTTGTGTAAGTGGTCGTGTAGTTCTTTGATGTTGCAGAGTGTCGCTATCTTCATATATTCAGCCTCATCAAAGATTAAGACCGGCTTTTCTCCTTTCATTCTTCGGGCTTTTAGGTTTTTGATGATATCGCCCATTTTTTTAGACTTGGATTTACCATGCTTTAGTTTGAGAGCGTCTAAAATCTTATCCAAAAGGTCAGAGATATTGTCCATAGAACCTACAGTGATTTTAAAGTTCTCTTTCGGGTTTTTGCTGACAAATTTGTCAGCAAAATAGGTTTTACCACATCCGGTTTCTCCGATAATTACCCTGGTATACCCAAACTCCTTAGATTCTTCCAGCGTGGCAATAATTCCCTTCATCTGGCTGGTAGGTATTGTTTTCCAGAGTTCCTGCTCTGCACTTTTACTGATAACATCAGCAAGCATTCTAAACCATTTTTCTGGGATGTCACCTGTGTTTCCTGCTCCTGCATTATATTTAAACTCTGAATTTGGTTTAAACATTTCTGATAAATACTCCTCACTAACTCCCGATAGTCTGTGCATATCTGCACTATTCATTTCTCTTTCCTGCATAAATGCGAGGGTATCTTTTACAATCTGTTTTTTTTCTGTTATATCCATATATTTTGTTTTTATAGGTATTCGTTTAAATCTACTTTATCTGATAAATATTCATCTTGTTCTTCTTGCCAAGAGGTTTGTTTTTTCTCTTTGATATTGGCTTCTATCTCTATTACTTTAGCTTTGGCTTGTTCTGCCGTTTTTAGCCTTGCTTTGGATTTTTGGTTTTTATGCTGTCCCAAACTATCCGTGAGCAAATGTTTTGCAAGGGTATCTTCTAGCGCTGGGTTGTCCTGCATCATATTGCTTACTATTCTGCTGCTGTTTGCTCTTTCTTCTATGATGTAGTCTTCTACCTGCTCATTGTATGCGAATATTTTATGTAGTTCTTCTGCATCTCCCTCGGTTCTGTCATAGAGTGCCATTGGCTGGATGTATTTTTCTTGAAGCAGAAACTTATTTTTATCATCAGAGGATACTACCAATATCTGACTGAGGTCAAAAGGATTGTATTTTACCTGCCAATTAGTATGCAGAAGCATTCTGAAAGCAATATCAAAGCTGTCGTAACAACGCTCCTCGCCAAGTATTACAGGAGTAATTCCCTGCCCCTCTAGTTTGCAGGTTCTCTTGGTCTGCATTCCCATTACATCAAGAAGGTATTCCGTTTCCATATACCCGATATGCTCTTTTGGAGTTTTATCAAATCCTTCCAGGTAATCCTTTAAGAGTTCTTTCCTCTCAGCGTTTATCATCGCTTCTATCTGTCTGCATACCCCTTTATAATCTGGGAAAGTGTGGCGTATCTTATCCAAAAACTCTGTATTTGGCTGGTTTTTACTTCCTGTTGTTACACCATATCCCGACCAGTTAGGAGCTAGTTTACAATGTTTTTCATTGAACCTCTTAAACCATGGCTCTATTGGTTTAGCCTTTGCATTTTTGACTTTTGCAGGGGTATAGTGCGTACATATTCCTATATAATTTGCCTTTAATTCCTTACCTCCGTATCGGTCTGACTGGAGCTGGTAAGGTCTGTAGTACTCTCCAAAAAGTTCCTTTATATGCTGAAAAGCATTTAAGGTTGCCTCTTGTATCAGTTCGGGTGTTTCGTGGGTGCCTATAGCATAGCCCACAGGGTAATAATTGAACGGGTCTAATACTATCACCGCATTTACCCTGTTAGTATAAGTGGTTACATTATGCCCTTTGCTGTTTTTATCTGTTTTTTGATACAGAAGCTCTACATCCCAGCCGTCCAATGTCCAGAATAATAGCGGAGCAGAAGGTCGGCGGCGTTTGTTCTGCATTAGGATTTTATTTCTTAAATCTGTTACCCCATTACGCCCCGCAAAGATGACAAGCTCTCTTTCTTTTCTTCTGTTTGCCACTGTTCCTGCTGTTATTGCTTTCCAGCTCATACGCTCGGCTACTGCATTATACATCGTTGCGATTATCTCGTTATCAAAGTTGTTATGTTTAGCTAAAAGTTCGTCTATTAGAGCAGTCTGCTCATCTGTGACTACTTTTCTTGCGTTTGCATTCTGTAGCGTTCCAGGAATGAGACATGCATAGCCCTCTTTTTGGTATTGCAGCACCTTACGGCGCAGACTATCTTTGTGTGTCGGCAGATTATGCACTACTTGTGTAAAAGCATTTACATCATTGCTTAGACTCTGCCAAATATCCATAGTTTTAGAGTTTAATGCCTTTTTCATTCCTTTTCTATCGCTTTTTACCGAAATACAGGCGTTTAGCACACTCGCATTGTGAGTGTAGAGCTCTACCTGCTCTGTTGTGAGCTTTTTTTCGTTTCGTTCCCCATATCGGTGGGAAGTGTAGAATTTAAAAGCCTCTCCATCTGTGAAATAATGTTTTGCAAAAAAACTTTCTTTTACTTTTTTAGGTGGATTGTCAAACTTTAGTGCCAGCATATCCTGCCACTCCTGTGATAGACTTTTGTATTCTATCAAGGCATCATAAGACCAAGAACCAGCTCTTAATTGGTTTTCTGAACTATTAGGAGAATCCATTCTCCATTTTAATGACCTATAACTAATAAGACAGAGACTTTGCTCATGCTTATTTTTGTCGGAAATCAAGAATTTAATCTTGACGCCCAACTTGTCGTTATAGTATTCGTATGGAGTTATTTCGTTCATTTTATTTTCTTATGAGCTTTCCGCTCTCTTTGTTCCCGCTGGGGACTCGAACCCCAGTGTATGCCCTTCGGGATAAATCACTATATTTGTGGTGTCTAATCAAAAATTATAGTGATATGTTTGTTAAAATCAATTATGCAGGTCAAGAAATTTATCTTAATGCTTATCAAATTGCACATTTTCAGGTATTAGGAGATGACTCGGTTGTTATTTTCCTTGTGACTGGTGAGAAAAGGACTCATTATGGAGGTTCTCATCTGTTTTTACAGCAGATACAGTCTTTAAACACGAAGCCATAGATTTAATCTCCATTATTATCTTTTCTACCTCTTTATCATTAGAGAGGTCGAGATTTTCTATCTCTATATCAACTAATCTGGGTGCGCCGTTTTCTAATAAGTGGCTTTTTATTTTGAAGTCCATTTAAATAGTATTTAAAATTGTTTTTAGCACTCTCCTAATGGAAACTCTGCCTCCATGTTTCGCTCTGGTAGATAACAGACTCTTTTGCTCGTCCAGATTCTAAATCCTAAAAAATAGTAGTGGGTTCTAATTTCTTCTTTGTTGCTGCCTAGTGTGTAGTAGGTATATTCTACTTTTCTTAACATCTGTTTCATATCTATTGGTTTATAATTGTTTTCATTGCGTTCTCTGTAGCCTGGTCTATTTTCTTACATAGCTCCTTGTAGTCTCTTAGTACATTGTCTGCCATCAGCCCCTTGCGGTCGCCTTTCAGTATCTGGCGAACATATCTGGCAGAGAACCCATACATCTCTGCAATTTTATTTACTGCTAATGGATGGTATTTTTCTCTTTTTTGCTTACTTTTGTTCATTGTCTTTATTGTTCCTTTTGTTGGCACAAAGATATAGATAAAATTTTATCCAAAACAAATAAAAAGATAAAAAAATGACTAACATCAAGGAGAGAGTATTGTATTTTATTGAAAATCAAGGAGAAAAAAAAGAAACTTTTTTTGAAGATTTAGGAATGTCTTATGCTAACTTTAAGGGAGTTCAAAAAAAATCAGCACTTGGGTCTGATAAAATAGATAAAATTCTATCTAAATATCCAGATTTAAATTTAGAATGGTTATTCTCTGGTAAAGGCGAAATGTTAAAGAGTGGGAATACTAATACTGAAACCAGCAAAGAGGAATCAGTAAAGGGTATTCCTCTTGTAAATGCTACTGCTATAGGAGGATATGGTAATAATGTGTTTTCTTTTGAAGAGAGAGATGTTAAAGATTACTATGTGATTCCAAAATTTAAGCATAAGCAAGTAGATTTCATGATAGAGGTAGAGGGTTCCTCCATGTATCCCAAATATAATAGTGGGGATGTGGTGGCCTGTCGTATCATAAAAGAAAGAAACTTTATACAATGGAATAAAACCCATGTCATAGCTACAAGAGAACAAGGGATTATTATTAAAAGAATAAAACCAAGTGATGCCCCTAATAGTCTTTTAATGGTTTCCGATAATGAAAGTTATGACCCTTTCAATGTTCCAGAGGAGGAAATAGAAGGTTTAGCTATTGTAGTCGGTGTAATTAGGCTGGAATAGAACAAAATGTCCTATTCTTTGTGTTTTCTTGGTAAAACCTCTGGTTAAAATTATATAAATAACTCATTATTAGGCACTTAATTAAAATAAAGAATATTTACAAAGGTAAATAGGGGTATATATTCTTTTGTTTAATGGTTGTTTAGTTATTATTTTGGTATAATAGGGGGCGAGATTTTAATACTTTTTTTATTAAAAAACTACACCCTATATTACACCCTACATTACACCCTATATTAAAAAAAACATACTTTTTTATCATTTTTGGGTAGTGGTATGCGGGTAGTAATAGGGGTAGCTATCACCCTCATAAGGTGCTTGCTCTATGCTCAGTCCTATAAACAAAAAACGCCCTATTTTTAGGGCTGTGGGAGTGTTTTTAGGGTATAATAATAACCCTAATGGTAGTTAGGGCTATTTAATATGTAATTATCTTTATTTTTAATAGAAATAAAATGGTAGTAAATGGAAGTTTTTGGACATTTTGTTTTTCCTCGTTTTTCGGGCTTTTTTCGGACTTTTTCCTTTGTTTATAGGCTTTTTCGGGCTTTTTTATTTACTATTCTTTTTAGACATTTTGTTTTACCCCCTATATTTACAATGAAAATGAAATTTCTCTTCCGAAATTAAAAAGAAAAGTAAAGTCCTATGGTGCGGAAATTATATATGAATACAAGGAAATGAAAGGCATCGCGGTGAGAATATTTCGAGGAAAATCCATAGAGCAGGGGAGAAAATACTTTGAAAGCATAAAAGGCGTAACCAATGTCATGAAAGATGGCAAAGTAGAACTGCATTAGAGCGTTTTTAGAGAAAAAGGACAAAAACTTCAAGGAAAAATTTAACCAAAGTTCATAAAAAATCCCTATCTGTGATAGGGATTTGTTTGTTATTTCTTTTCTTCGCTGTCCTCAGGAAAACGGCTGAGGGTAAGGTCTTTGGATATTGCGGCCAATTCCATTTTCAGCTTACCAGAAAGCGTCTCGATGACTACGCCATCTTCTGCAATGGAGAAGATACGCCCGTGGATACCAGAAGTCGTCACGACTCTTCTCCCTGGTTTCAGATTCTCCTGAAATTGTTTTTCTTTTTTTTGTTTCGTGAGCTGTGGTCTTATCATTAGGAAATAGAATGCGACCAAAATCAGCAGCGGCATTATGAACTGTTGTAAGTTTTCCATTTTTATTAAAGTTTTTCTAAGTGATTATTGTACATTCGCCTTAAAACTCAGTGTAACAGGAGAGTTTTCTGCGTTCATGAATACTTGTGCGGTTTTCGTTACAGCTCCGTTGAAGTTTTTAGAGTCAAAACTCAGCGTTACTTGTCCCTTTTCTCCTGGTGCGATGGCATCTTTGGTGTAATCAGGAGCGGTGCATCCACATGCAGGCTGCACGGAGTTGATGTATAGAGGCTTGTCGCCCGTATTGGTTACTTCGTAGACATGCTGTACCACTTCGCCTTTTTTCATAGTTCCAAAATCGTGCTCTTCTTTAGCAAAACTTGCCTTTGTCATTGGTTGTTCTGGTGTAGTTTCTTCCATAGGCTCTGGCATTGGGTCTGCTTTTTCGTTTTTTTGGCAAGATACTACTGCAAGGAGCATCATTAGCCCTATTCCTGAAAGTTTCAAAGTATTTTTCATTTCTTTTTTGGTTATTTTAAGGTTAAAATTTAATTTCTATTGTTACTTTTGATGTATCGGTCAAGGATTCCATTTACAAAGATTTGAGATTTGTCAGTAGCGAAAGCCTTTGCGATTTCTATATATTCATTGATGATGATTCTGGCAGGCGTCAGAGGGAAATAGTCCAATTCTGAAATAGCGGTAGCCAGAATGATTTTGTCCATTAGCGAGATACGGTCTAAATCCCAATTCTCCAGTCTTTCTTCTATCTTTTTTTCGGTTTCTTCCCAGTGATTCAGGGTTTCGTTGAGCAGTTTCAGA